GAACAGCACCTGGAGGTCCTAAATCTACATCAGAATAAAAACCACCCACTTGTTGTTTTCTTAATTCATTCTCTGATATCTTCATAGTTTGAATAATTGATTCTGCATCATTTAAAGATGTTGCAGAGTACGGAACTACTAAATCATCAGCTGGTACAAATTTAGATACAGCTCTTTCTAACAAATCATCGTAGTAAACTTTTTTAAAAGTAGAACCTGCAAGTGGTAGATGAAATAACATTTGATCAAACTCTGGCTCATACTCTTCCATCTTCTCCATGAGTTCGTAGTTCATGTAATCTTTAACACGTTGTGCTTGAGCTTCTTTTTCTTGATCTGGTCTTCCAACTATCTGTGTTCTAACAGGTCCCTCTGATGGTAATAATTCTTTGTATGCTCCAGCTTGAAACTGTGTGACTGCTTCTGCTAACACTGGGTGTGTTGCACCAGATGCTCCTTGAAAAGGCTCTGTTCTGTTTTCGTATTTAAATCCTAAAAGATCTAAACCTTGTATATAAGATTGCTCCCAATCTTTTCTTGATGCTTTGTAATCTAAATAATTTTGTGTAAGTTCTTGACCAATAGGTTCTAAAACTTCTTCAGGTAATAATTCTGCTAAGTTATCAAAGTGACTTGGTTGACCCTCTATGTTAACTTTACTTGGGTCAAAATTTACTTCTACGCTTCCATCTTCTAAAGGGTTAACTTCAACACCAGGGTCAGCTGCTTCTTCAGCTTTCTGCTGTTCTACTTCTATCTCCTCTTTAGGATCAACCTCTATTGATGTTTTTACGTTTGGTAACGATTTGTCTATTTCTGCCATTTATATTCTCCGGGTTTATTATCTTAACCTGTTTTAAGGGAACATTCAACCCTTGTGGGTTAGGTCCTCGCTTAGGGGGTACTGTTCTAGTCAATCTTTTGTAAGTCATCTATCAATAATTGTTTAATATTATCTGGAAAGGCTTCTACGTTATAGCCAGCTGCCTCAAGCTCAGACCTTTTTAATTGGTTTGGCATTAGCTCTATGATTTCTTCAATAGAATCTAAACCAGGTTGTACATCTTTCATTTTACCCATATCATTTATATCAGGTTTTGTGGTAAACTCCTCATACTCGTCAGCTGTTCTGACTGGTTTACCGTCTGCACCTGTAATAAACTCACCTGGTTTATATGTAATGGTTTCTTCTGAAATAGTCCCCTCCATAACTTCATCCCCTACATTCATACCACCTTCTTTTACTTTTTGAATACTAATCTCTCCTGTAGATGTATTTTCTCTCATAACGTAATCTCCTAATTGCATGTTGTTCTCGACTCTTGGATCAAACTCAGGCTCAAGTGCTCTACCACTTTTTTTAATTTTTTTAACAAGTTCAAAGAAGTATGGAGGAACGCCACCTGTTGCAGTTTGTTCAACTGTTGGTCTTACAACTTTTGTTGCTTTCGTAAACTCGTCTCCAAATCCTAACATTTTTGCAATAACTAAACTTGCTCCTGCCCCTGCAGTCTTCATAAAGTCTCTTCTGCTAATTCCATTTTTATCTAGAGTATTCTTAATTTCTTTTTCTAACAATTCTTTTGTTGTGTTATCGACTGGAAGTTTTCTTGCTTTTGCATAAGATTTTACTAATTGTAAACCAGGAAATATTGGTGCTGTAAATTCCATACCAAGTGTTAAGGTATCAGCTAATACTTTTGGACCTGCAGTTGTTCTTCTATCCATCATTTTTTGTTCTTCCATTTTAATTAAATCGTCAAGTCCTGTTGCACGTGAAATACCTTCAGTCATTTCTGTGCCAACTAAGTTATCTAAAAACTCTGAAAATATTCCTGTGCCTTTTATCTTTCTTGATTTAGGCATTTGATCATAGTCTTGAATATAACCTGTTCCTGTTTTATCTTCGATTTTAACAGATGGTTTTGTTGCAACGTCACCAATTAATTTACCAACAGCAGGTAAAATTCTTAAACCAAACTCACCAATACGAATACCAGTTTTAGTTACTCTATCTGCAATGTAGGGATAATTTCTAGGATCTATTATATCGTTTAATATTTCTATTGGGTTCATAGTTTCTCTGAACGTTGTTGCTTTTGGTAGATCTGCATCAGGGTTTGTAAAATAATATTCTAGCTCTTTTACAAACTCATCACTGCTCATGCCTGTTGCACCACCGTTACCAAAATCAGTTCTTGGTAGTGGAGTAATCTCAACGCCGCCACCTGATTTAAGTTTTGCACGACCACCTTTTGCTGCTTGAAAAGGGTCTATATCTGGTTGATCACCTGCCTCCATATTTAAAAGTTTTTCTCTTAATTCAGATGCAAAAGGTTCGTCTTGATCTATACCTGTTACTCCCTCTAAAAAATCTTTAAATTTTCCTTGACGCTCTTGAGCTCTTTCAAAAGTTTTACCTGGATCTTGCATATCTTGTGCTATTGCCAAAGGTATATTTACAGTTTTACCAATAAGTGGATCTTTTAATAAATAAGATCCCGCACTAGCAGCAGATTCTAATAGGGGCATCCCTGAACCATAACTTAATATAAAATCTAAAGGAGTCAAAGCTATTGAACCACCAGGTATTCTACTGGTAAACATTCTTGACGTATCTAATTTATTTTTTAAAGATGTAAAAAGATTTTTTATAGGTGTGCCTTCTTTAGCACCAAAACCTTTTTCTCCAACGTCTCTAGCAGTGCTGGTTTCTTTAATTACATTTCTAAACTCAGCTAATTCCTCTTTACTAAGTTTTGCAATGTCTTTATCTAAAATTGTTTTATCAATGTTGGAAAGTGTCCATTTTTTGTAATCTCCACCAATAGTTCCAACCTGTCGAACATTTAATAATCTCCCTACATCATCGACAGTAAAATCAATTTTTTTCCAATTTAATAATCCTTCGTGTTTAGGATATTTTTTATAGTGATCAATAATTATTTCTTCAGCTTTATTATTTATATCAGCTAGTTTTTTATCTAAATTTTTTATATTTACCGTTTGATCAATTCTAACTTGATCTAAAATATTTCTTCTCTCTGTAATTAATTTTTTAAGTTTTTTGTTTGCGGGTGCTATTTTACCATTTATTGATTTTGGAATTACAGTAAACTCTCCAGTTTTAGCTCCTATTTGATCTCCTAAAGGAAACATGTGGTGAGCTGGATTATCAACAGTGCCACTAATTCTTCTGCCACCTTGTGATATTTTTTCTAATTTTTCTCTTTCTTTTTTTTTAGCTTCTATTTCTTCAGGGCCTAATCTTTTAAATTCTAAATCTAATAATTTTTTATAATCATTAATAATTGTTCTAGTAGACTTTGGTTTATACCCTGCAGGTTTTAAAAATTTTTCATATATCTGTTGATTGCTTAATACACCTGCTGCTTCAGATGCAGCGGATGTTTTAGGAAAAGAATATCTTTTATTTAACTCAGCTTCAAATTCATTCTGTATATTTTTATCCGCAAAAATAACTTTATTTTTAAAAGTTTCTGCAGGTTTATTATTTTTTATAAGTTTATTTCTTACATCTTCTTCAGTTACTTCCCCTGTTGTTTCAAAAATAGTTTTATCTCTGTCAACTCTTCCTAATTTTCTAGCCTCTGATTCACTAGGCATACGATTATTTTCTTTTACAAAATTTTCAAATTTTATAAGTCTTCTTTTTAAATTACTTAAATTATCACCAGTTAAATCAGAAAAATTTTTACCGTATTTATTTTGTGCAATTTTATCAAGTGTTTCTTTTCCAAATTTATTAACATAAAAATCAATAGATTCTGTTTTTCTATTTAAATTTGCTTCTTGTAATTTTTTATTTAACTCTTCAATAAAAGAATCACTACCATTTTCAAAATTAATTCTACCACCGTTAGCTCTGTTGTCTCGAATAAATCTATTGATAGCTTCTCTATCTAAAACCTCTTGTCTTGGCGGTGGCTGCATTGCTTCGCTTGCTCTAAACACACCGGGTATCTTTAACAGTTTTTCAAACTCTTCGTCGTTCAACGCAAGTTTATTACCAAGACTTGTGTCTTCATCATCTACAAACGTATTACGTATGGGATCAAATATATAAGCCAACGATGCCTCCTTCTGCGTTTAATTCTTTGAATGGTAAAATCTTGCCTTCAAATCTAGGTTTAGTGCTAGAGTATTCTCTAAAAGCATCTGGGTCCAGTTTTTGTAAAGCTGCTTCACGTCTTTGAATGTTTTCGCCATGATAACCTAGACGTTCTAATCTTTGCTCCGCTGAAGCCTCTTCAAAGAAACCGCCCTGTCCTTTTGGATTTTTATATTTACCAAATGCGTCTAAATCCTCTGATAAAGTTTCTAATAGTTCTCCAGTTGTTTGATATTCTAATGCATCTTCTGGTCCTTGTTTAAGGATAGGCTGAACATTGTTACGTTCTAGCCATTTAAATATATCCTCGTTCTTTGGATCAAAGTTATCTAGTTTTTCAAATACATCATCACCAAAATGTTTTCTCCATATTCTAATTGGGTCTGGCGCAAAAAACTCACCACCACCGTAGTGGTGTGCACCCTTAACTAAATTTTTATAAATTTTTTCGTCAAGATTAATAATGCCTTTTTCGTGTAGCCTTGGTAAAAAGAAACTACCATAGCCTCTATAGTTTGGTGAGTTAGGTCTGTCATATCCAGGGCCTTCGTATAATCTTTTCATTCTTGCTTTGTGGTCACTATCTTTTTTACTTTTTTCTAATTGTTTAGCAAAGGCTTCAATATCAAATTGATCTTCTACATCACCTTTGAAGAATGGACTTTCAAAGTCTGCTCTACCTGAAGTGTTATTTAAAGTTGCTTCATAAATTTTATCTACTTCATCATCGGTTAAATTTTTGTATTTACCTTGTCTTGCTATAACATTGTTCATTTCTTTCATTGCTGCAATACTTTCCATATTATTAATGCTCTCAGAAATTTCAGTAATTTTATCTTTTTGAGGTTTTAAAATACTTGCTAGTGTTTTATTTTCTGACAAGATACCTATTTCTAATTTTTGTTTTTCATCTTGGATTCTTCTTAAAACACCAAGATTGTATAATACGTTATCTCTAATCTCTGATGTAATTCTAATATCAGGGTTCTGTTTTAAAAAATTTATACTCTTCTCAAATGCTTTTTGTATGTCACCGTAGTATTCGTTTATTTTTCTGTATCTCTCATCACGGCCAATATTTTGTATAGCAAAAGGTTTGAATCTACTAGCGTCTGTTAACTTACCGCTTAATATCATATCTGCCCCTCTTTCATCTTTCGTAAGTTTTCTACCTATAAAATTTATACCAGCGGGTGTATTAGCAATACCACCCTTTGGTGTAGGCTCTCGCTCTAATAATTCTCTTAATAATTTTAATAATTCATCCATTAATAATACTCTCGTTTACGTTTAGCAGTTTGGCCATCTACATAATCTTCTGGGTGTCCGATCAAACCACCTTGTCTAAATCGCATGAGAGCCTGGGTCGTGGAGTCTACTAGGTCATCATGATCGCCATATGGAAAGGCAGCGCATTCCTCTATGACCTCCTCAGCAAATTTTTGCTCAGGGGCCCATATCATACCAGATTCAAGTAAAGGTGCAACAGCATTAACTCTGGCGTGCTTGTCGTTTCCTTTTGACGG